GCCAACAGATAATGTAGCAGCTCTGCCTAGTTTGGCATCTTCTATCATTTCTCTGGTGATATTAAATTGCTTTGCAAATGTCTTATGAGATATTGAGCTGGAGTACCCTTCTGCTAAAGTATCTTTAGGAATTGGGTCACCTTCTGGCTTATACTCAAAAGAGCCAAAACCTACTTCAGATAAAATAGATTCTATTGACCTATCTGAGCTTAATACATTAAAAACTTCTCCTAAAAGTTTGTTTTGTTCTGCATAGGCATTAGATTCCTCTAGTACAACAGCTTTAACTGCATGTATTACATGACCTAAACCTTGTGCATTGTCTGTAGTTTTAAATTTTACTGACATTGTTCTTTTCTCCTTATTCGTTTATTTTTATTTATTAGCTCAAACAGTGCAAACTTGCGTTCTTACTCCAGAGCTGATTTTTGATATATTTTGATAATTTCTTTATCGCTTTTATTTGGGAACATTATTCGCCATGAAGCTAGTTCGTCAGCATTTGGTACTGGAGCCCCGCTACCTTTATTCCCTTGTTTTCCTGTAGGTTTTAAATGTTTTTTAGAGCCTTTTGTCCCATCTGGTTGTATGCCTTGCAACATATCAAAATTAGCTGTTTTGTATGCTTCCTCAGGACTTAAACCCCTATCTCTTAACTTGCCAAAGTACTCAAAGTTCTCAATGTTTTTTATATCTTTAACATCTGTTAAATGTGGAAAAACTTTCTTTAACTCTGTTAAGTCTTTTGCAGCTTGAGCATTGTATCTATCTAAGATTTCTTGCTGTTTGCCAAGTTCCGCAAGCCTTTTGGTCTCTCGCTGTTTGCGATATTCCTCAAGACTAATTCCAGCTTCGTCAGCTTTAGCTTGGTCTATTAAATCGTTAATACTAGAATCAGTGCCCGCACCATGCAAAGATCTAAAATCTTCTTCAAGCTTGTTCTTTTCCTTTTCAAGTTCCTTATATTTTTCTTCCCAGTTAACTGTTGGTTCTGTTGCTGGTGGTTCCTTGTCGTCCTCTAAGTCTTCTTCTAAGTCTTCTTCGTCAAGCTCAATGTCCTCTTCTTCAACTTCAACATCTTCCTCAAGTTCTGCATCTTCACCGTCGTTTGCAAATAATTGCAACTTAATCATATGTTTGCTCATTTGTTTACCTCCAAAATACAAATGTTAAAAAGACTACTTTTTAGTCTTTCTTTCCTGTTCTTAAATCTTTACCTACTTGCTTATCAGCCTTTAATGGCGTTTTAACGATTTTCTCGTTTGGTTTGATAGGTCTAACAACTTCATTAGTTTGATACATATTTTTATCTTTCATAATGCTTATTTCTCCTTAAGGTTTTTATTGCTTTTATTTTAGCTAATATATATAAAAAAAGGGGGAGTATGTCCCCCCTTCATGTACTTTATATGGCTGTTTATATCGCCTTATTTTGTCCTAGATAGCTTAATCTTCCCGTCTTCCACTTTATACCCACACATTGTGGCAAGCTCTATCTTTTCTTCACTGCTTATTTTTAACTTTGATATAGCCACTGCAAGAGCCTTTTCTAATTCGTATTTATTTGCACCTACAAGCCATTGTTCGTTAATTTTTGGTCTATACCCTTGTGAGAATAGTAATATAAGCTTTTCAAGATTTGGTATGCTTAATTGCAATGTGTACATTACTGTAATGTCTCTATCAGATAGTTGCCCTGCATATTGTTTTTTGTATTGATCAAGCTCATGAAAGTATTGATACGACATATCGTAATTAAATCCTAATTTGTTATACATTTGAGCTTTTGTATATTGTGTCTTGCTTTTGGTTTTAAGAGCATATTCACTACCAGCTATGCCATATAGAGCATCAATGTAGATACTTTGCTTGTTATCGTCATTAATCTCTATGTTTGCGTCTTTAAGGTTGTTGTATATCTCTTCTCCACCCTCAAATGCACGTTGCCTCAATGCGTTTATAGCAACTTGTATGATGTCGCTTTGAGTTACCTTTTCGTCTTTACTTAAGCTCTTGTCAGCATGTATCTCATTTTGCTTGTTATATAAATCGCTAATATCTTGCTTAATCTTGTTTATATACTTGAGTGCAAGCTCAGCCTTGACATCGCCCTCATTCTTTCTATACGTGTATTCTTTAGACATATCGCTTAACTTTCCAGCCCATTTGTTGCTTATGGTACTGTTAGCAAGCATTTGTCTTTCAAACATACTTCTTTCTCCAGCTACTGCTGATGCAGGGAGCACTAAGTCGCCTACAACACCTAGATATTGGTCTAACAGATAATCAATTTTCAATGGTGAATAGTTGAATGTTTTTCCTAAACTCTTTGATATTTCGCTTGTTCTTGTGTCATATCTTTGGCTAGGTCTTACGTTCTCCCACCTTTGACTCTCTATCTCGCCACCATACCAAGTTGTATTTGTTTTAACGTCTTTTATTGGCTCCCATAATGGTCTTGAAAAATTATCTATTGGAGTAACTTGACCAACTACAAAACCGCCCATTCCTTTCCAAGCATGCTCGTCACCTTCAGCACTTGCTTTTGCTCTCAAATACACGCTAGAAACAACAGCTTGTAGCCTGTCTTTTGGTATCTTAAGGAATTTACCGTCGCCCATTGGTATTACAAAATTAGCTTGTTTTGTATAGTCTGATAGGTTCTTGTAGTCCTCGTCGTCGTCATTCATAAAACCATTAAAGGCTGTTGTAGCAACTGCAAATACTGCAAGTCTAACTAAAAGATTTAATCTCCTACCTTTAGCTGTTTTGCCCTTTCCAGCATCGCCATAGACTAATGCTCTCCATATCTTGTTTGCTCCTTGCACTGCTGGGTTTAAAAATGGCATTACCGTTGCATTTAATTTAGCTACTAGCGTTCCACTACGACCAAAGTTTGTAGTAACATCTGCTGCTTGATATAATGCTACTTCAACTGAATGTCCTGCCTCTCTAGCACTTATATATTCAGCTAATCTTGGTGTCATTTCTATCATTTCACTAACTGCAGCTAGTTTGCCTATTGTCCTATCTTGCACTGTTTCACCACGTTTTAATGTCTTTGTTTGATAGTTGTATATACCAGAACCAACAATACCTGCAGCTTGTGCTTCTTGCCAATAGTAGCCACCGTTTTTAATCTCTTGCCAAGCTCTTTTATAGTTTCTCATTGAGTTAGCAACACCGTATTTTGTGTTTATAACAAAGTTTCCGAAGTCTTTAATTGGGTTTCTCCATATGCTAAAAAATGGGTTCCAGCTAGTTACTAAATTTTTAAATGTGCTGTTTAGTTTTACTGCAGTTTGATATAACTTATTGCCACTATCTTTGTTAGTTCCAAGCATGCTTTCAATACCAGTGAATATGTTTTTATCAACTAGCATTGTCACCTTTTCACCTTGGAAATAGAAAGATACCTTGTTATTTACTTTATCTGTTGTATCTTTTTCAACTTTTATTTCATGAGATAGAGCTTCTTCAATACCGACTGTTTCTTTACCTATTATGTCAATGCTTTTATCACCTTGTAAGCTAGCATAGTACAAGTGTGTCAATATGTTATTCGCTCTACCAGTGTTTATAACTTGTATTGTTTGAGCTGCTAAAGAATCATAAATTGGCATTATAGCTTGGTCAGATCCTTTCGCTCTCTTAACTGTTTGATTTAAGTCAACTCCCCTTATATTTCCATATGCTGGGCGTATGCTTGGTCCACTGTCTTTAGCTCTATATGTAGGCACATAATATGGATACATTTCCCTTAAATGATTTGCAAACTCTGCTGTAATTAGTCCTGTTTGCACCCTATATGTAAGTAAATTATCAGAGTATTTTCTTACTTTCTTTGCAAGTTCTTTAAACTCTGGATATGTTGCTTCCATATCAGCAATAGTTTTCTTGCTAACCTCAACAGTGACATCTTCTCCAAATATTGATTTGTCTTGCCCTAGTCTTGCCTCATTGTGCAAATGGAGCATATATAAGTCAAATTTCTTGTTGTAGTCAACATATTTTTCTTTGTTTTTATATTTCCCATTCTCTAAGTTCTTTTTATAGCTTTTAGCTTCACTATTTATGTTATTTTGGTGAATTGGTTTGAAAATGTCATACAAGCTATCGCCTACTCGGTTATACTGTGCGTCAAATTGTGCAACACCTAGCATTGTCATTGCAGCACTTCTTGCAGTTGAGGCTTGGTGAGTTAAAGAAGCCGCAGTTTGCCTATCCATTCCTGCATTGCGTAAAACACGCTCTATTGCCTCATATTTGTTAACAAGCTGAATTGTCACAGCCTCTAAGTTAGCTTTAAATGTTGTCTTTTTATGCTCAAAAAACTCTTTTGGTGGCACTTTCTTTAGCCATAGATTTGACCATTGGTCAAGATTTTGAGGTACTGCATATACAAGTTGATTACCTGGTATGCTTTCTAAATCAACAGCATTTATTGGCATATCTCCAGCTGAAGTATCATTTGTTTGTGCTGCTTGTTCTATGGCAATTGTGGGGTCGCTTGGCAAACTACATCTCGTATCGTTGACAGGTTTCGTTTCTTGTGATATATTAGAGTTGAAGTTAACCGTTTGAAGACGAGGGGGCAATTGCAGCCCTTGAGTGGTCAAAAACGTGTTGACTTTTTTTGTGTCTGTAGAATATCTAATTACCTCATTGTTTTTAAAAGCATATTCCAATAAACCTTTAACATTTCTTGAGTATACTGAGGCTATAAAATTAGTTTTGAGTGCAACATTGCTGTCTATTTCTACACTGTAATAGTTCCCTTCTTGGTTTATCCAAACAGGTACTATAACATTGCCTTTGCTTGTTGTTATATCAGTAATGGCAACAGCACTTGTATCTGGATTGCTTCTTGATTTAAGTATAAATAATGGATTTTCTAAGCTTTGAGGTATAGCTTTGATTATTTCTGCAGTAATATCTTGATGTTTTGAAAGGATTTCTTTTACCTTTGAATTACGCATTAACAGAGGACCTTTTTCAAATCCTTTTTCAACAAATGATTGTGGGGTTTCTCTTACATATAAGTCGTAAAGACGGTCATGTTTACCAGCTATTACATCATCTACTTGTTCACTAAATGGCTTATCAACCTTGTATCTTACATTATCACCAACTTTTGATTTTGAGTCTTTAGCCATTTTCCCTTGCATATAGTTGTCAAATGCTTTTCTGACTTTTCTCTCAATAAAGCTTATTTGTGGTGAACGTTCTTTCATTGTCCTAAAGTCTTTAAACTTTGCAAGCATTGTTTTAAAGCCCGTTTCACCATAACGACCAAAAGTATTAAGTATCTTATCAATACTGCCTCGTGCCAATGTTTCGGTTATATAAGTAGCTGTAATCTCGTCATTTAATACATCTTCCGTAAACTNTAAACCTTGTTGCTCATAATATGCTCTGTATTCCTCTTCTAGCTTTGTTTTGCGTTCCTCAGACATATTCTCTAGTGCAAAATCTTGCATTGCCTGATAGCCTTCTACGCCCTTTAATGCGTGAATAATCTCGTGCATTGCAACTTTAGCAATAGCACCATTTTCTGTAATAGCTCCTTTACTTAAATAAATGACATTTTGACCATAAAAATTAGTGTATTCGCTTGTGGCTGAATCGGTTATAAAAATGTTGTAATTAGTTTTTGCAGCAAGTTTGACAAGCTGTTTAATTGTGTCTGTATCAACTCCACTTTGCTGTGCTTGATGCACTAATAACTTGATAGAATCTTGCCTTGCTTTATTTAAATTGTTAAATACTGGAGTAGCTTGTCTGGCTAGCTTTGATATCTCCATATCTGGAAAGAGTTTAACATTCTTGTATGCGTTTTGAATGTGCTCGTGGGCTTTCTTGTTGTAATATTCTATACGTTCAATTCGGTTAGTTGGAACCTTTTCTTGTGTTTTATTTGGTTTTATTGCCGTCTCTTTACCTAAACTATGTCTAGTTGTACTATCTAAATTTATTCTCTTCCCATATTTATTATCACCATAGAAATTATCATACATTAGGTTATAGTATATCCATTTGTCAGTTTCAGGAATTTTAGTGTCATATTTTGCTTCCATTTCAGCTACTATCTCTGAATATCCTTTACGCATCATTTCTGTAAAACTGTAATTGTTACTATAAACGGTTTGGTTATATTCATTTTGGAACTTTTTATTAGCCTCAACTATGACGTGTGGTGGGTTTTTGAAAGACCTCAAGTATTCTTTAAACTTTTCACCATATATATTTTTATATTTATTGTATCCTTGTTCAAAGACACACAACCATTGATAGCCACTATACCACTCGTCAGCCTCTGCAATAATGGTTTGGTCTACAGTCTTTGGCTCGGCTTTTTTCTCGGTTTTAGTTTCAGTTTCAGTTAGTCGTTTATCAACCAAGCTGTTGTCATTATTCTTTCGTTGTCTACTTTCTTCACTCGCTTGAGAGCGTTCCACATTTCTTCCGCGTATTTCACTCCCACTATTTTCTTTATCGCCTCTTCGCTGTATCCCATTTCCCTCGCTACTTTCTCTAACAATTGGCGACTGTCCTCGCAAGACATCATTTGAAACTCTCTTGTACTTATCTGGTCTAGTTCCTTTGGTCTCTTCATCGCTTTTTCCTCCTAAATTTTGAGGTTCTAGTACGAGTCGCTCGCTAACATCACCAAAGTCATGCTCATTCCCTTTGGTCCCCTTTCTTTGAATATTCTCCTGAGATTCGGAAGTTCCTCTTGTGGTGCTGAAAGAATTGCGGCTATCCGTGTCTCCTTGTATCCAGCATCTTCCATTTCTTTCTTGAACAATTGCTTTTGTTCTGAATACGACATCATTTGAAATTCTTGCATATCCATACAATTTTCCTCCTAATTCTTTTATTAATGTTTCATATGTTTTAATGGGTTTAGCAACGTCATTTTCAATTAACCCTGCTATATACTCAAAATTAATATATCTACCAGTTTCTCCCCACCTTGTATATGCCCTACCAGCTGTTTTATTGTGATTTAATTCATTTAATTGCAATTCAACTTGATACCCAGCATTCAACAGTGTTTCTATCAAAGCTCTAATTTTAGGAACTTTAGGACCAACCATAGCAAAGGCTAAATTATCGCCTCTTTCTATCGCTTGATTTTGGACTAGTTGCTCTATAATATATGAACTCTCTTCGTGAACTGCATTTGCTCCCCAACCTTCGTTAAATTCGCCGAAAAAAGGTTTAGCCATATCATTATCTACAGGTCTGGCTTTAAATCTTTCTGACCACGGCTCTACCATTGTGGAAGACTTGCCAGAAGCTGGAAGCCCTATTGCAATTAAAGCTTTTCTTTCTTGCTTAACCTCGCCAGTCCATGATTTAGTTGCTTGTTCATAGCTTCCTATCGTGTTAAGTAAATGATCGCCTATTCTCTCTCTTACTGCATGTCTTTCTGGTGTATTTCTGTTGTCAACTATCTCCCCTTTTATCTTTTCTATTGTTTGAGGAATAGAATCCATTAAATCTCTCGCTTCTAGCACCTCAGGCAAATTGGCAATATCTTCAATGGTGTATGGAAACTCTAGACCACTCAAGTCATTTGTTCCATTATCTTTTGCATATTTCGGAGCAGTTTCTTTGTTATATTTGTTAATATTTTTAGCAACTTCTCCATTTTCTACTGTGTTCTTAAGCCGTTGTATTTGCTCTTTATGTTTATTTAACCACCTTTTGCCAACGATTTCATTTTTCGCAATCGTTTCTTCACTCATTTGTTTAATGAGTTCTTGTTCTTGTAATATAGCTTGTTGTCTTTCTTGGGAATTTTTTAAAACTCGAGACTTTCTCTCACCATTTTTATTATAACCTTGTTCATTAGGTTTTTCAACTGTTTTTTGCATATCAGTTGTTGTTTGTTGAGCAGTTGCAGTTTCTATTGGTTGTGAAAGCTTTTTAAACGTATTATTAAGCTCTTCTAGCGACAAAGGTTTTGAGATGTCTTGACCTTCAACTATTCTGTAAGTGTCGCTCTTTTGGTCATATACAACGCCTAAAAGTGCATTGCTCTTTTTGTTTGCTCTGAATATGTTGATACCTTCTTTTAAATTAGGGTTTGAAATGTCATAAACTGGTGCTTTTGTGTCGCTATCCATTTGTTTAGATATAGCATCTTCAACTTGATATAAGTATTTGAAAGTTGCTTCTAAATCACTTGATAAATTTGGGTTATTTTTGCTTGCATTATCAAATGCCTTTTGAAAGTCGTTAAAATTGAAGTTATCAGCTAGAATATCAACATTTAATGCCTTATTTATTGCATATACTTGCTCTGGTGTTGCCTCAGTCTTAAATTTAACAAAGCTATTAAGGTCAATTGCTCCCTTGTTAAACACTTGTTGTATGAAAGTATCGGGCTCCATAAATAACTGTCCCATTACACTTTGAGTTGCTAGTGTGGTTACTACATGCTCGTTATTGACCATATTTTCAGTGATAGTTTCACCATTGAATTTATAGCCCTTTTTAGCTGCGTCTTCTACAAAGTTTGTCCAGTTCTCTTTTAAATATGCTTTAGCTTGTTGTATACCGGGCTCAAAACTTGCAGCAAAAGCTGACCTTTGCATTTGTCCTAACATTTGAGCACTTGCATTTTCACCTTTAGCTACCTTTTTGTTATATGCGTCTCTAAGCTCTATAATCTCGCCCCAGATGCCACTTTTATCTACTTGTGTTTCTGCTACTTTAGCAAACTCTGCATTCATTCCTATAACACTATTTTGCTTGTTTGCCTCAATGATAGTTCTACCAGCTTTGGTGTTTCTAACTCTATTTGCAGTCCCACCAACACCACCGATAATGCCGCCAGATACAGCACCTACAAGCCCACTGTATAACACACTGCCAGCCTCTAGTTTGCCTTCTTTGAATAGTTCTTTAACTCCCCATTCAACTTTAGCGTCTTTATCAATTCCCCATACCTTTTGGAAGATAGGATCTAAAACCTCTTGTGCAGCTTCTTCAAAAAATTCGCCCTTTGCACCGTCCCATATTCCCCTTAAAACACCTTGTCTTACTATTTGTTTAGCACCTTGTTTAGTAAAGCTCTTTACACCTAAACTCTTTAACACTTTGCCACCAGCACCAAAGACACTTTCCATTGCACCTTCAGCAACTCCAACTGATGTTGCATAACCAAATTCTTTAAAGCCTAGTTCTCCTGTCTTATGATATGCGTCTTCTAATGCTCCACCAGCTGCACCCATTCCTACAGTTAAACCAAGTCCTACACCGCCAGTTAAGGCTCCTACTGCCATTCCAACAGCTGAGTTCCCAATTCCACCTGCAACATCGCCAACAAACTGCATTCCTTTGCTTGGGTTATACCAAGTGTTTAGTCTTTGACCTAAGTCATAACTCCAGCGGTTTTCCATAAAGTGCTTTTTAGCCGCCTCATTTTGACCTACCATACTAAATAGAGCACTGCCTACAAAGTCATAAACACCTTCAAGTGTTCTCAATGCTCCTAGACCAAATGAGCCTAGAGTATAGCCTAGACCCTCAAAAAAGCCACCTGTGTTCTTTGGACGGTTGTCAACTTGCTCAACGAGTTGTTGTTCGTTAGTGATACCCATTAAATTGTTTATGTAATTTTGTTGTGCCTCTGCTGGCAAATACTTAAAGCTCGATGGCAATTTCTCTTGCAACCAAGCTTCAGGATAATGTTTCTTTTTATATTCTTCTGGTAGGTATTTATAGCTTGCTGGTAGGGTTTGTGTGTTCATAAAAATGTCCTTATTTAATTTGTCTTGTTTAAAATATTGTCTATTCTCGCTATTTCTGTCGTACTATTATCTAAACGCATTAAAGAATCTTTTCCCGACTTATATTTTATGTAATAGTTTCCATTTGCATGTTTCTTTATCTCTCCAATTTTCATAGCACCAGAATTTAAATCTTTTTCAACACCTCTTGTTACCATTGACTTTAGTTCCACATTTATTTTTTCTCCATAATTATTAGTGATTGTTACATATTGTCCCAAAGCAACAGACATAGAGCCAAAACGTTTACCATTAAAAGCATAAGCTGTACTATATGTTTTGCTATCATTCAGCTTAAAGATATTGGGCACTGCAGCTAAGTGATTAACCTCTTCTTGGTTATATCGCAACTTTTGTATTTTTGATAAACTGTCAAGATAAAGCTTGGTTGTTTTTTGTTCGGCCTCTCTAGTAGTTGTAATATTTTTGCTAACACGATTTTTAATAATCCTATCTACTCTTTCAGTTAAACTCTTCTTTTCGCTGGCTGATAAACCAGCCATATTTTTAGAGTTTAATGAATTTTTAATATCTCTCAATTCGGCTGTACTTTTATTCACTTTTCCTAGCTCTACTTCTGCAATTTTTTGTGATGTAGTGTCATATGTCTTTTGAGCAAGCTCTTTTCTCATTGCTTGTACGCTAGCTTTAAAATCTGCCTTTTCTTGTGCAGTAAGGTCTTGATATGAATCTACTGTATAAAGCAGCCTGTCTATTTCTTCAAATGTTGGGTTTTCTGCTATCTTTACTCTTTCCGCCTCTAAAGCTTTTAGTGCTGAAGATTCATAGTTAGCAGGCTCCCTGAAATTCTCTTTGTAATAGGTCTCCAATGCCTCATATGTTGTTTGGTCATATTCGTCACCTTTTTTGTAGTTTTCTAACATTGCTTTAGCTGTTGCTTGATCAGAACCAGCAGTAGCAAAAAAGTCTTGTGGCACATATTTAGGAGAGCCTATTGGAACATCTTTATTTTGGTCATCATTACCGCCACCTGCATTTGGTTGCTGTATCCCTGTCCCCCCAGTTTGCACACTAGCACTAGCATTTGCTTTCTTTGTATCGTAATAGCCTAAAATGTTGTTTATTTGCTCTTTAGTTAGTCCACTATCTTTTAACTCTTCTTCAACTTTTGACCTCTCTATTTGGTCATAAAAGCCACTAGCAACATTTGTGAGATACTTATTAAATCTCTTGTCTGATATTGTTCTTTTAATAGTGTTTATTTGGTCGTCATTAAGCCCATATTGAGTTTTAAGTGCATTAAACTGTCCGTCAGTCGTATATGCGTCGTAAGTTCCACTGTTTGCGTAATTCAATGCTATGTTAAAGTTCTCTATATTCTTTTTCTGAGCATATATGTTTTGTTGTTCAGCTTGTATTTGTTGTAGTCCAGCCTTTTGAGTTTCATTAAGCATATTTCCATAAATGCCAAGTTGTTCATTAAATTGATTTTGGTTAAATGTGTTATAAGCTCCACTACTTGCCATATTAAACAAGTTGGAATAAACACCTTCTTTAGCTTTCATAAAATCGGCATCGTAGGCTAATTTTGCGTCGTTATAAGCACCATATATATTTTGTTGCTGTTCCATTGCAGCCCTATTAATACCGTGTACACCCTTTAAATAGTCCGTATATGCGTTTCCTTTTAAGTAATCGCCATAGCCACCACCAGTTAAGCCCATTTGAGCCATACGCTTTGCGTTATTACCGTAATAAAGGCTAGCTTGTTCATAAGCTCCTAAATTACTCGCTATTTGATTTTGTTTGTTTGAATTTAAAAGAGCTAAAGCGTCTTCCTTATCTTTGTCTATTTGGTCTTTACGATTTCTCCAATAATCACCATATATGTTTGACATAATTACACCTCTCCTTGTGTTAATTGTTGTGGTATTTCAGCTGGCATTTGTGCTTGTTGTGGTAGTTGTCCTTGTTGTTGCATTGCCTGTAGTTGTTGCATTTGTAACATCTGCATTTCAGTTTCTTTTCTCTTTCTTAATTTTGCCACCATATCGCCTGCGTGTGGGTAGTGTGAGCGTTCCATAAGCTCCCAGAAGGTCAATAATGTTTCGGTTGATTGTGGTGGTCCATATGCTCCTTGTTGGAAATTAATTCGGTTTTCTTGCCAAATTAAAGTCCTGTTGCTTTCAATATCTCCGCCGGGGTCAGTAGCAAATAGATAACTGTCGTTGTAGTAATATTCGCCGTCCAAATCTCGCTCTAAAAAGTCATATCTATTGAATTGAGCATTTTGCAAATTGCCCTCATTATCTCTAAATGTCACCATTCTTGGCTCGTCAGCATAAGCTAGGTAGAGTTGGAATATAATTGCATCAATATCAGCATATGCAGCATTTTTCATTTTACGTTTGCTTTCAAGCCTACCTTGAGACTGTTGCACTTGTATTTGCTTTGCATAGCCACTTGTAGCTGTATAATCTTGTTGCCCTTGGAAACTATCGCTTATGCCAAGTATTCGCTTTGCTTGGTCATATAATCTATCGGCTTGCATAACATCTTGCTGTATGCTTGTTTGCATATCAATTGCACTATATAGGGCTTTTTCTGCTGGATCTGCTATTGGTAGAACCTCGTCATATAAGTCGTCAGTTATCTTCCCTTTTCTCTCTAAAGGAACAGTAATCTTTACACCAGCTTTCATTAGCTTTTTCATAATACGTGTTTCTATCTCATTTGCAGCTTGTTGTTGGTCTCGTATAATCTCGCAGTCTGACTGCCCAAATAAATTTTCATCTCTTGATACATTCTTACGTATGACTATTGGGAACTTATTAGGTTTGTAGTATGGCAACTTAGTTCTTTCAAGCTTTGGAACATGTTGAACACTTTGTTGTGGAAGTATCATTCCGCCGATATTATCAAAAATAGGCTCGCCTAATTCATTGGTTGCTTGTTGTATGACTTCTTCCATAACAACTCTTCCATTTTTTACCTTTTCACTCTTGGGATATAAAACACTGCCATTTGAGCGTATTATAGGGCTATCTATCTCTTCATACTCTGCACTTTGTTCTTCAAACTCTGGCTTTTCGCACTTGCATAGTGCTTTTGTTTTATTGCAATTCTTACAAATATATTTTCTACGACTAAAATAATCGTCAATATCTAAAATCATTAAATCTTCTATCCATGCAAACTGACAAACAAGGTCATAATCATTTTTGTAATAACAAAAGACAATATCTGCTATATCTTCGTCAGTCCCTAGCACCGCTTCTATTGCCTCTAAATCAATGTTAAATCGCCTTACTACCTCGTCCTTTGATATTGGGTAGTGGATAAAGCAATATTCCATTTCGTCAACATCGTAAACGTTTGGTTGTCCTACAAAAAACTTGGGGCTTAAAACACTCACTGTGACATCGCCTGATGTGTTATGTGTAATAATTGTTTCGTCCCACTCAACAAGCCAAACACTACCACCGTATATGTAGGTGTTTCTCTCGTCTTGGTCGTTCATTTTTTCATATGGGAGTTTGTTTTTAATGTTATCTAAAAGCCTTTCTATAGCCTGTGCATTGACTGTAGTTTCTCTTGATCTAATCTCTGGTGTAACTGAAGCACGTGGAATATAGCTTGATATCTGGCTCTCTATGAGCTCATAAGTCATTGGTCTAACTATTTGTTCTTTTCTTTCACTGCCAATAGGTTTGCCTATGTATTGGTCATAGTTTGCTTGTTGCTCACCCTCAACTTTGCTGTTTGCAGTTTTTGCTTTCTCATATAGTTCTTGAAAAAAGCTTAATTTATCGCCTTGTATTATCATAGTAGCGGTTTACCTCCACATTCTTTTTCTATGAGCTCTCGCTCTTCTTTGCTTCTAGCGTTGTACCAGTCCTCAAGCACACTTGGGTGGTATTTAACCCTTTTATCACTAACGTAGTATGGGTTAGTCCAATATATTGCAAAATATCTTAAGGCATCGCAAATGTGCGTTATTTCGTGCGGTTCAGTTAGACAATCGCTCGGTTTCTTGGAATCTATTTGCAGCTCTGGTAGATACTCTATAAGCTCCTTAACATGCCTATATATCTTTAACTTTGCATTGCCCGTGTTATCAACTTTTAAAAGTTCTTTTACAGCTAACCACCCCGCCTCTCTATCAGCTGACACTTTAGTTAGTGATAAGCCATTTTCACTGAATATACTAGCTTTATCTTTTCCAAGCTCTGGTGTCCTATTCCACATATCAGGCGGAGCTAATGTTGCGTAGATTTTTTCCTCTGAGCTTGTCATATCAAGTATCTTTTTAGCTGCTGTTGATATTGGCAAGTTGCTTTCGTGTAAATGCCTGTAAACGTAACAGTTCCTATCAGAATCAACTCCAACCCATAAGCAAGCTAACATATCTAGTCCATAGTCAAACACTCTGTATAGTCGCCACGTTGGGTCTATCGGCATAATATCTATCACGTGCTTATCTACACTAAATTCAGCAAAATATGCACCTTCTGATAGTTCCCAAGAGCCTTCTAACCAAGCCTTTCTTAATGCTGGTGGCAAGCTTTCCAAGTTCTCTTTATATTCGGGGTCTTGCCTCATTAAGACTTCATTATCGGTCACTAGCGACTGAATAAAATCATAGTCGTCTGGGTTTTCTCCTCGCCTATAATCTTTCTTTATAAACAGCCTTTTTACCCAAGCATGACCTACTCCACCGGGGTTGCAAGTGAGATACATTCTCTTAGGGAACTTATTAGCACCTCTTAAACAAGCCTTTAATGTATGAAAGACTACCTCTCCGAATTGTGTAGCCTCTTCAAGAAAGATTACGTCAAATTCTTGCCCTTGGAACTGTAATGCGTCATTATCACTGTCAAAGTACTTGCACACTAGCACTGAGCCGTTAAAGAACTCAAAAGCCTTTCTATCACTGTTAAACTTTGCAATGTGCTCTCCAATATCTCGCCTTAGTGGCACAATATGGTTTTCATATAAGTCAACGTATCTCTTTCTAACAAGCAACATACGTATTCCGTTGTAATTTAAAGCCATTCGTTTAGCTTTTTCTCTTACTGCAAAAGACTTTCCGCCACCTCTTGCACCACCAAATGCAATATATCTCTTTTTTAGCAGTGCAAATTCTTTTTGCTTGGGTTGTAGCTTATACAACAAGCATTGTTTGGGTTCTGCTATTGTTACTGCTGACATTTGTCTATTGAGCCTCTTCTTCTATATCAGCACTAAGGGTTATAACCTCTAGCTTGCCCTTAACCTCTTGCTTAATGTCTTGCTGTGTGGTCTCTCGTTTGCTGTAGTTAACATCTAGCACCCATTTACAGCCCATGGGGTGATATGTCCCTCTTACAAAACCTTTCTCAATATCGTTTTCCATAAGGTTTAAACACTCTTGTATTGCCTCGTCCCATTCTGGATATGTTCCTCGCCAATTGTAAAGAGTTGATTTTCTTATCCCAAAATGTTGGGCAACGTCCATTATCGTTGTATATTCGCCCTTTTCAAGCTGAGATTTAACAAAAGCGATAGCTTTCTCACACATTGAAGGTTTATATAGTGTGTTCCCAGCATTACCGCTTGACCCTTTCATATACTGCCCTTTAGCATTTCGCTTTGGTTTTGGCTTTGTTGCATTGTTATTTGTGTTGCTCACAATATCACTCTCCTTTTGCTTAGTTAAAGGTTAACATTTTAATCAGTTTTTGAAATAAGTTACCCCTTCTGCGTTTTTTAGTTAAAATTTAAAAAATTAAAATTGTGTCCACTTTAAGTTGTTAAAATACGGTGTTTTAAGTATTTAAAATAAATTCGTATTCACCAGTCAACATATCACTTTTACCCTTTACAATGCGGTATAATGAGCTTTTTGAAAGAAACAATCCAGATGCACATTCTTGCATTGACTGAAACTTTTGCTTATTACCTTCACTGTCAATTGCCGTAATTGGTTTACAGTTATTCCCATTCGTTTTAACTACAACTAAGTTTTCAACACGACAGTCAAAAGGATCTCCGTTGATATGCTTGATTTGATAGCTCTCATACTCTGGAGATAAAAAAGCTAAAGCTACCAACTTTCTTATTGGGAGCTTCTTACCTCTTATTTTTACCTTTAAAACACCATTATCTAAGTACCCTTTAAGTATTACTTCGTCTAAGTTATTAACATTAGTTCTTAGTATTAAACCAGTATCTGTAATAGAATAGATAAAGTGTTTATTCCTGTGAAAGTTTTTACAACTCAAGTAACATAATACATTTCTACGTTTATTCATTTTGCTATTGTTCTTATATTTCCTCTCAACACTCCTTTTATTTTCTTCTCCATTTTCTTATCTTCTCTTAGTTAAATTAACTTGTATGTTAGTGTTGTAATGTTTGTATCTTCGTTTAATTGTGTAAACTCTATTTTTAACATTT